GCATAAATCTGACTCTCAAACTGGTTCTGCAGATCGGTGCCGGTCACCTGCAGAAAAAACGGACCCTGTGCCGTCACCAGAGCCCCGCCCGTATTCGCAGGCGTGAACGTGATGCTGCCCGCCGCATTGGAAAACCCGGTGAACGACGGCACCATGTTCGACTCGCAAAACCGGATGCCGTTGAACTCGCCGGCCTCGTAATTGTAGATGCGATGAATGTCGCTGTAGCTCCACGCCTGCTGCACCTTGGCGTCCTGCCGAAGATCGGCGGCGGCAAACGGATGAATCAACGACGTGAAATGCGGCATCTGACGCGGATTGTTCGACGCCCGCGCCCCACCGGCATCGGCTTCAAGCCGCGTATTGGTCATCTCGTCGCCGGAAAAACGCGGCGCCCCCAGATTGAACAACTGCGAATAGGCCCGCTGAATCTCGTACGGGTTGAGCACGTCGCTCGCCGCCAACGCTCCCCGCGAGCCCTTGGTATTAACGTAATTGATCTGGGTTGCGCTCAAAAGCGTGGTGTAGGTGTTGCGTTCCAGCGTCTCGCCGACCTGCAGCCCGATCAGCTCCGTCGCCTTCTGAAACAACGGATGATAGATCGTCATCTCGGACACGTCGGTGATGGTGACCTTGTCGCCCCACTGCTGCGCGACAACCGACACTTGCTCGATTGTCATCGTCTCACCGATCGGCGGCACGCCTTCCGATAGCGGAGCAAACGGCAACGGAATGCGCAGATAGCGCGTTGCCGTATAGGTCGTCCCCCGGCCCTTCGGCAAGGTCAGCGGATCGCCGAATTGGTACGCAACCAATTGCTTCCGAGCCAACGGAAGCGTTTTCTCCGCAATGTAAGCGACAACATCGGCGGGAGAGAATTGAATCGAAAGGTTGGTGCCTGCCATCGTCCGCTCCTATGGGGCGGACCAGCCGCCCGTCAGATCAACGCATCTTTCAACCGCGATTCAGCCTCGCTCATTCCAGGCGTGCGCCGCCCACCGGGCCGCTCGGTGTCGCCCTTGGGAGACGAAGGCCGTACATTCTGCGCCTCGACCCGCCGCCGCGCCTGCCGCCGTGCCGGTGCCGCAGCGGCCCCATCGAGCGCCAATTCGCCAAGCAAATGTTTCAGGATTGTCACACGATCGACCGGCTGACCCTTGCGCATCTGGTCCTCGAACCGCTCGTGGACCTGCGCGGCATATTTCCGATAAACCGGGTTGTTCACCGCCATAGCGTCGAACGTCGCCTTGTCCATCATCGCGGCAGACTGCATCTGCATTTGGTACAGTTGACGATCGGTGTTGCGCTGATGCTGGGTGAACCGATACTCGGTGCGCTCCTCCGGCGTCATCAACGCCATGCGGCTGCGTTCTTCCTGCTCGGTCTGCGCCTGATTCTGCTGCCATTGCTGGCGCCTGAAATCCTCTAGTTCCCTACGAGCGCGATCAGCGTCTTCCCTCGCCCGCTTGACCTCATCACTCAGCCTTTGGAACCGCTGGCCCCCTCGCGACTGACCTTCCGGCTCCCGGGCGCCGGGCGATGGTGATGCCCCTGCGTCGGCTCCGGCGTCAGAGCGTTCGGTGGAAACATCGCCCTCGTCGTCCCGCCCTGCGGAGTCCTGCCCTTCGGCTCCTTCACCTTCGGTCCCTGGCTGCCCTTGCGTGTCGTCATCTTCGTATGCCGCGTCGTTCTCGTCATCGCCTACCATGACAAGCTCCCAATCCCTTCCGGGGATCAATCGAAAGCGCCTTCCGGGCGCGACTCGTTCGATGCCTTACGGGCATCACTCGAAGGGGAATTTGCAAACATATGTCCAAAAACCCTGTGCCGTCAACGACCCAGCTTCCTGGCCGCCGTCTTGCAGGTCTCCGTTACGCTGATGAATTTGCCATCGAGGGTATGCAGAATGCAGTGGACATCACGATGCACCCCGCCCCGAGGGGTGCGCAAAGACACGACTTTGTCGGGGTTTACCGCAATCTCCTGCCCGTCAAGCCCTGTCAAAAGCACCAGCGCGATGGCCAGCCTGATCATTCCGCGAGCGGCGCCGTCAGCACCGCATTGAACAGATCGCAGATGCGCTTAGCGTCGGCCTCGACCGTGACCGCTCCGACCAGCCGCTCGCCCTCGTACAGGCGCCAATACTCCCGCAGCGGATCCTTCTGGTAAGTCCACTTTTTCATACGGTCGGCACCAACGGATGCGAATGCCCTCGACTCAATCCCGGATCGGGGCCCCCGTTAAGATAGCAGGCGTAGGAAGCGGCGTCCTTCTCGTTATCAAACACCGCAACCGACCGCAACGAGCCCGGCATCACGAACGCCACGATCCAAACCTCGGTCCCGTCAGGACGAGTCGTGTGGATGATGGTATGCATCCTACTGCAGCGCCCCGAGCTTAGGCGCGCTGGCGCGCGGGTACGGGTTGCGCTTGGCATCGAAATAGATCGGCAACGCGAGCGCACCGGCGCCGATCGGGTAGCCCGACGTCACTGCAAAATTCGAGAGCACCAGAAAGTTGCCGCCAAAGCCGGAAAAGAAGTTGCTCAGTTGAATGTTCGTGCCGCTCGAATTGTTGGAGGCGGTCAGCTGGCCGCCCGGCGGGAACCCGGCCCACAAGATTTGCGACGGAACGTCTGGCGTTGTCGTTACCGTGCAGCTCGGCGTGCAGTTGCCGCCGCCAGGGTCCACGATCCTGGTATTGTTCGCCGGCAGAAGCGTGGTCGGGTTTATGCCAAACAGTTGCATGCCGGCCTGGAGCGCGCCGTTACCGACAATAAAGCGAGCACCGCCGCTTGGATTGACCGTGAGCACGTTGCTGGTGATGCTCGCACCCGACATCTCGACCGTGAGCGCGATCGGTACAAGACCGGTCCACAGCGTCACTGGCCCGATGGCCGGCTGCATGGTTGGCGAGATTTTGCAGTTGGGTGTGCAGGTGCCCCCGCCAGCATCAGTAATGTAGGTGCCGGCTGCCGGCTGCGAGGCATCGAATCCATAAACGTATTGACCGACCTGCACGAGGCCAGAGCCCCCGCTGAAGCCGCCGACCGTCAGTGTGTCACCATTGACCCCGCCGATGCTCGCCGTCAGCATTTGGATGCCAAAGGTCACCGGTACCGATGTCGTCAGCGAGTTAGGATACGAGATCAGGTTATTCTTTTGCGTGACGTTGTTGGTTCCACGGCTCACCTGCACCCCAGGCAATCCGGACAGCGGAGTGGCGTCGCCGAGCCTTGCGAACGATGCTTGCCCAACATAGCCAGGGCAATAGACCGTGTTGGCGTAGAACCAGATATTGTCGGTCGGAACAGTGTAGACAGGGTTGACGGACGGCGGGATGGTCGATGCGGTGGCGCTCTGACCAGTGGATGGCACAGTGCCCGTACATTTGATGACATTGAGGCGGATCGTGATCTTGTTGCCCTGAAGCGTGAACGCCCCGCCGCTCGAAGGCGCCAACACCAGGAAATTGCGCTCCGCGATGATGTCCTCGAGCGGCTCGTTGTAATTGGTCGCATCCTCTGGATCGATCGGGAAGCTCTGCGACTGATTGACATCATTGACGATGACGTTGTCGGAAAGGACATGCCGACCACCAATATAAGGGAAGCAGGTTGGCGTTGCCGCCAGATGCTGGTCGCCGCATTCGCCGTCGCCATGCACGAGAAGCACCGCGCGTCCATTGCTCGGCCGCGCGAAGTAGTTGAGCCGCGTGACGCATTTGATGCAGCCCTGCTCACGATCGATGTGGCTGCTGCCGCTGAAGTCGCGGGTCGTATTCTCCCAATCGTTGTATTTTGTCGATGTACGTGTAACCAAGCCGATGATCTTGCCGTAGCTGATACCGGATTGCAGGGTCGTGTTGTTGATCGAGATTTGATCCGGCACACTGCTGGGAACAAGGCCGCCGAGCGGCATCGTCCAATTTTGTAGCCTGGACTGGGTCGGTGTCTGTCCGGTCTGTGGCGCGCCGTTATTTTGCGGATAACACACCATGCCGCACGACAGAAAGAAGGACGAGCAGCTGTTCATGCAGGTGACGTCCTGCACCAGGAGCTGTGAGACACCCTTGGTCAGGAACGTGAAAGTCACGCCAATGGGTGGCGTACCGGCGCCCACCGATCCGTCGACCGTGAAATCATGGAGCCGCCAATCGGCAATCCCGGTCGTCGGGTAGCCGAACATGGT